TATCTGCTTAAAGTGAACTGCGTTCACTTGCTCTTTCGCTCACGCTCAGAGCATATTTGTAGTTATATGATTACTACGAAGTAGTTTTAATATTATCTAGATTAAGCGGTCACACTAAGCCCGCTAAGGGCAAAGTTAGTTGTGAACATTATCTGAGTTGCACAGTCACATAGCGTTAGAGCGGTTACAGTGGCGGTTGTCCGGTACCACGAGCTCTGTCTTAACAACGGCGGCTTACAAATATACGCTATCATATTTGTAAAGCGTGGGGTTATGGTTAGTTCCCCATCCTTGGGCCTTATAAAATCTTCTTCAAACAATCAAACCGCGGCAGTTTAGCGATCTTCGTCCAGTGATGGATAGTGATTGAGTGCTTGCTTTCAGCGGCAAGGCTGCGGATCCCTGCGTAATGAAACCAGGTTTCTTCTGTTCGGCACACGATATTAGCCTGTGCGAGCTTAAACTGAATTAAATTTTGTTGATTATGTGAGAGCCATGGACACGGACTGAGATCTGTCCGTTATAATATTCTTTTGATTCTAATACTTTGCGGTCGAATTGTTCACGGGCCTCAATGTAAGATGTTTCTGCTTTGCTTTTACAGTAGTGTAATATCTCGCGTGTGAAGTTTTCTTTGCCTAATAACTCGACATCTTTGTTAAGTTCTAAGTTTGAGCCATAATAATCTTGCCAGTCGCTGTCTATTTTGCTTCTGATCTTCTTTTTCTTCTTTGTGCCGTTCTTTAACTTTACAGTCTTGTAGGTCGTTTTACTAAATTTTGCTAATTTTTTTCCAACATAGAGCCTGCCTGAAGTATTACACGAGATAAGATAAACAAATCCCACACAATCCTCGGGCAGTTCTGTAACTATAGCACCTTTATAGTACCAAGTCATTGATTATTTTGCAGCCTTGGCTTCCTTGCGAGCATTCTTCTCGGCAGTGATTTCATTACGACGAGCTTTAACAGCTTTACCTAGTTCAGCTAATGCTTTGCGAGCACGAGTACCTGCGGCGCTATTACCTGCTGTAAATTTTGCGTCCTCTGCTAAGAATTCTGCAAATGTTGCTTGTAGTTGTGTGTTAGTATCGTTCATTTTTTCTTTTCCTGTTTTGGTCTTCCTCGTTTAAGAGGATTGGCTTTTTTATAAGCAATTGCTTCTTCTTTGTCTAGCTTCTTTTGTAACTTGACATTTTCTTTGTTTTCTCTATACGATGAAAGACATTTTCTTTTTATCTCATCGCACAAATTAGACATTTCTCTAAGTTGTTCTCTTACTTTTTCTCCAGCTTCGTGACTTTTATTTTTCACAAATAGGTAATGATAATTATGTAGATTTACAGACCTCTCTACATATTCTGAGTAGAGCTCCATATATCTATTAAATTCATCATGCTTCAACATAATCTGTATCGTTACTATAGCTGGTAAAACCGTTTTCTTTGATAACCCGAAGTACATTGTTCACACGACCGACTAATTCGTCTTTGTGTGATATCAAGTATATATTCTTTGACCGTTCTCTGGCCATCTTCTTTAGAACAGATAGACCGGATTCTACCCCCGCCGCATCCATGCCGGCGTCCATAAGCTCATCAACAAATAATAAATTAATACTTTGATACAATCCTTCCCATACATCGCGGAAGGCAAAGCTCATACTTAAGATTAATCTGTTGCGTTCACCACGACTCAGATTATCGAAATCGAGATCTTGTCCTAGTTGAGTAATCTCAACTGTGAGATCATTTTGGAAAACTACCCTATGCGGAAGTCCTAGCTTGTCGATATAGTAGCTCAGTCTCTTATTTAAGTAGGTCAGGTTCTGATCGATGATCTTTTTACGGATAAACGAATCTTTATTGGTTAACAACTTGTGTAAGAACTCTTGATGTTCTTTGAGTTTGGTTAGATTATTAACAGTATCCCAAGTAATTTCTTGAATAGCTGTATGTTTTAATTCTTCAATCTGCTCAGCATAAGGATTAACTTCAACAGCTTTGGCTTCTAATGATTTTTCTAAGCTGGCAAGATTGTTTTTATGACCTAATGCTTCCGCTTCTGTATCGTAAAAAGTGTTGGGCTTTTGTGGAATGTTGCCTGTACCTAACTCGTCTGCGATTTGTTTAAGTTGAGTACTCATCTTCTGAAAGTATTCGAGTGCTTCTTGATAATGTGTTGTAGCAATAGCAGTCATTTCTTCATGTTTGTGATCGTGAAGCTCTTGTTCACACGCATGACATGTCTTGTTTGCTAGACTTTCTAAGTCTTTTGTATACTTTGTTAGACTTTTTTCAGCTTGAATCACAGCAGATTCTAATGTAGCTTTTTGTTTGTTAAGATTACGGATCTTGGTATTAGCTTCATCCCACGCTTTTAAATCTATGTGTGCTTGTAGCTCAGATTCAATGTCAACTGATTCTAAACTAACAATTGCTCGACCTAGATTTTCTAAATCAGTCTGCTGTTTATTTTCCCAAGCACTACTTTTAAGTTGTAAACTATCTATGCTCTTTTGCACATTTGCGTTAGCAGTCTTAACAGCACTAATTGTAACTTCTTCTGCGGCAATGTCATCCTTGGTTTCTTTGACCAATAGTTTGAGGGCTTCTGCCTTTTCGCTGAGCTGAGTAATACCCAATAGTTGTTCAATGACTTCCCGTTGATCAGCAGCCTTCATTGACAAGAATGGTTCAGTATATGTGTTTAATGCCACAAGATGTTTAAACATTGTATGTGACATTTCCAACATTTGTTCAATGGACTTCTGTGTTTCACGACTATCTCCTTGACTATCGTCTTCCGATTCCTCAGTTTTTAATTGATTATCATTGACATAAAGCCTCAATAGATTAGGTTTACGACCACGCTCGATACGATATCTAGTATTATTCTTTGCAAACTCAACGGTTACTAACATATTCTTGCCGTTAGTTTTATTGATCAAGTTTTCTTTCTTGATGTTTGTCAGTGCTTGTCCGTATAACGAATAACTTAGTGCGTTAACAATTGTTGTTTTACCTGTGCCATTGCGTGAACCTGTATCATCCCCACCTAGATCTAGGTTAGATCCAAGTACTAATGTTAGATTTTCTTTGTCAAAGTCTACTGCTTGGGTTTGATTACCCACGCTCATAAAGTTTTTTACTGTAAGGCTTTTTAATTTAAACATTATTTTGTTATTTCAATTAGTTTTGAATTTATCTGTCCAAAGATTTTCATAAAATCCTCGGAAATTTCGTTTTCATTTACTAGTACATACTTGTTTTCATCTCTATTAAACATATCCTTACCTAGTTTTATTCTATTTTTAATATGTTCAGGATCTAAGAATTCTGAGGTGTTAAGTTCTTGGTGAGCAAAGCTATCAATTTTATATTGAATATCTTCAATAGCACCCCAATAGGTTAAATGCCAACCGCCATTATCTATGATACCAAATCCGTGTCTAGCATTTCTTAGTCCTTGCGGAGTCTCTTCTCTTGCAACCTTATTAGTACTAATGCTAGTACCTATCCAAGGTGCAACTTGTTTCTGTTTAAAGTTATAAGAAAAATGATCTTGTTGCACAACTAACCTATCCCATCCGTTTGAAAAATAGTGTTTAGCAATGTCAATACATGACACATGAGGAATCTCATCTAGATCACTGATCATAATAATAGCATCGTTGTCGAATAATTCCAATGCTTTTGAAATATAATTTCTTTGTGCGTGTTCGCACTTATGCGGCCCTGTGTTATAATCTCGATCGTGAGCAGGTTTGCGCTCGTAATTGTAATTTCTTCGATCTGTTATAAACGGAAAATGCAATACTTTGTCTAGATATTTTTTATACCTGGACATATTATTCATAAAGTATAACGGTTTTGTATTACCGCTAAAGGTTAGATTTGATTCTACAATCACAAAGTAATCTACATGATCGTAGAGATATTCTAATCTACCTTCAAGTATATCAAACTCGTTAAAAAATATAAAGCTGTCTACAATCATAGGTTATTATAAATTTCTAACAATGTATTTTTATCAAACTGTTCGCTCTCAATATTGATAAGTTGCTCAGTAACAATTTGATCAACACTTTCAAACTTAGTATCTGGATTATCGTCTATAGTACCTTCTAAGTTTGTCTTATCTTGGATAAGACTAATTTCTCGGATATCATAATCTGCAATAAATGTTTCTTTGATAAAGTTCGCTTCTTCATAGCTAATATCGATATCAAGATGCACCTTTAAATGCATCTTTGATTTCATAATAGTATCTTTTTTATCAATCAAATCGCTGAGTTTAACAGATCTGTACTTAGGACAGTTAGGCCAATTAATATAATTAGGTTCTCCGCCCCACTCTAGCGTCATCATGCCGCGATCGTCGTCCCATGTATCTGAGAAGTTGTGAGGAAAAGCATTTCCAATGTACTGTACTTTGCTATTAGTTTGCCGCTTATGGAAATGTCCGCTGAATACATAGTCTGGACTAGTAAAATCTTCGGCTCTGAGTTCGCCGTGATCGGGCATCTGTACCATTGCATTCATAAAGAACTTAGGTAATTCAAAATGACCGAATACATATTTGCTTTTAATATTCCGCATACCCTTCCACTCGTCGCCCACCAACCACGGTACAAGGGTAACATCGCCTAGAGTGGTGACAGAGTCTACGACAGTTACGCCAGGGATATGGCGTCCGAACGCACTGCTATGGATGTCTCGCTTGTCCTTGTAGAACAAATCGTGGTTGCCTGGAAACCAATAGAACTGCTCAAAGGCAGCTCCTAGTTTTTCCAAACAACGGAGGCTTGAATCTAATGTGAATAAATTTAGACTGTTACGGTTATGCGACCAATCTCCGAGAAAGATGCAAGTTTCCGCACCTTCTTGTTTAGCTTCTGCAATAAACCAGTCTACAAATTCTTCACAGTCTCGTAAATGTGTTGTTGAATTGGACTTAAGACCAAAATGTATGTCAGTAAAACACGCTACCTTCTTAAACAAGGGCATTAATAATTCTCCTAACTAAGAGTGTAGCAGGCCTTGATTTAAAAGTCAAGGCAGTTTTTCTTCAGTTTCGCCATCTTCTTCGTCGCCGTAATCTTCGCTCTTTGGCATACGCATATTTTTATATAGAATAGCTTGACGAGCAATCTCTCCTGCATATTCTTGCTGATTCTGTCTAGTTGAACTTGGAGTTAATCCTGCCTCTTCTAGCAAATCGTCTCGAATATTTTGGCTCTTCTTTTCAATATTTAGAATACGAGTAAATGAGTTTGTTACTGCGGCAGTATAGTAAGCAAATGGGTTTTCTGATTTTGATTCGTCGAATTGTAATCCAATCTGACTTAGCTGTAGAATAGCTTGCCCACGCATTTCATCTATATAAGTATAACCTCGCCAATTACTACGCTGTGCGTAACGTTCGCTTAGTTTGATAAACATCTTACCTAAGTTTTCTGTAATGCGTCCGTGGTCCTTGCTAAAGTGTCCTGTATCTAACGGACCTTTCCAATGACTCTTACCAACACAGAACAATTCTCCTTCGTCATTGAACTTCCAATGTTGGAACGGGGGAAAGTTTACTTTATCGTGACTATCTGCTGTAGTTTTGGTTGTCTTCTTACGACCGGGTGCTAGCGGAATATGATCAAATGTCATTATACGGATAATAATATCTGTTTTAGCAACAGTAGTGTAATCCGGAGTGCATTCGATTAATTTGATTTTCTTATCGCCGCCGTTTCGAGCAATAGCAAATGCAATTAATCCTAATCTTTTAGCTCTTGCACGTTTAGCATCTGCTATAGTACGGATGTTAACCTTGTCTAAACTTGGTAAAATAATGTCGTGTTGGTTATAATCAGGGTTGGTAAAACTTGAATAACTGCATTTACTACGATGTATTTCTGCTAGAAGATCTCGATTGTTTAAGTATTTTACTTTTCTTATTGTGGGTATAAGGTTCATCTTTTTATTATTATTCCTTGTGTTTAGTATAGCACAGAAATGGCTAGTGTCAACCGTTTAGATATTAAAGTAGCAGATTATTTATTGGTAAATAGCATATCAAGGAACAAACATGGCAGACTCCCCGATAAATTTAGATAAGACAGCCGCCGCAAGTGCAGTAAAGATGTCTAAGACACAGATACTTGGTGATACCTCACCGGCATCTGGTAAATCTAGTTCAGGTTTTAACGCTACTACAATATTAGGAGTTGTTGCCGGTGCTCGGTTGTTGTCTTCAATATTCAAAAAAGATAAACCGGCAGCTGCCGAAGTTAATATTACGAACGGTGAAGGCATGGATGATAGCCGTGTTAAGATTCGTGTTCCTCCTAAATATCTAGTAGATCTAACATCTGGAAGTCCGGGAAGAAACGAATTGAAAAAACTGGGAGGTATAATATTTCCCTACACTCCGAGCATAAGCTATGAACATAAAGCTGACTATTCAAATGTCCCTGTAATGCACAGTAACTTTGCATTAAACTTTTATCAGCGTAGCTATGTTACCAACATTAGTATATCAGGGAAATTTACTGTACAAAATGATTATGATGCAAGCGTGTATCTGTCCACAGTTCATCTATTAAGATCATTAACTAAGATGTTGTCCAGCGGTGAACCAAATAGCGGAAGTCCACCGCCAGTATGTAGATTAGATGCTTACGGGGATTTCATGTTAAAAAATGTCCCCGTTGCTATTTCTAATTTTAAATTTGAGTTACCCGACGGAGTTGATTATTTTACAATTAACGAGGGCCCTTTTAAACAAACTTCTGTTCCTACAGTTTCAACAATTTCATTAACTCTAATACCAATGTACAGCAGAGCAGAAATGCAGAATTTTACAGTATCTGATTGGTTATCAGATGCTGGTGTTAGAAAATCAGGAATCTTATAATGGCCACAACCTATAATCAAACTAGCCCTTATTATTCTACAAGTAACAGCAATGGTTATCTTGATATAATCTCTTTTAGAGATATTGCAGCGCAAACAGATGATGTACTATTTGAAGTTACTAGTAATTATCATAACAGACCAGATTTACTTGCCTATGATTTATATGGGGATGTAAACTTATGGTGGGTATTTTCGGTACGTAACAAGAGTATAATCAAAGACCCTACATTTGATCTAGTAGCAGGAGTTAAAATTTATCTTCCTACAATTGAAACTATTAAATCTTCGATAGGGTTATAATATGTCTCTTACGCTCGATACAGTGGTTATTACTCCAAAAGAAAATATTCTAAACAACTATAGATCGTACACCTATAATTTTACAATAGCCGCTGTACATGCTTCTGATGTTGCAAACAAAGAATACACTGGCAGTTCGTCTGATGTTGTTATTGCCAGGTCTGGCGGCAAAGGAACATCGGGAATATCGTCTCAGTCTACAGGCGATATAGCTAAAGCAAGCAGCGATTATGCAAAAGAATCGACTAGCTTATCTGCCACAAGTGAATCTGTGGCAGTTAAAAAATCAGCATTGAATACTGCTCTTGCAGCCGACGGATTTAATAAAAACAGTCCCGGTAGATTTGATTTCTTTATTGATAATGTTGAAATATCGACCGACATGGCATTTTCTTCAAAAGGAAGTGTAACACTGCCCGCCACGTTAAAGTTTGAAATTGTTGAGCCATATAGTATTAATGGTTTCTTAGAAGCAATGCACGTTGCGGCACTAACAACAGGATTCCCTTCATACGCAGAAGCAACTTTTATTTTCAAAATGCAGTTTATTGGGTATCCTGACAGGGGAGCCCTTCCTGAACCTAAAGTAATTCCTAAATCTACTAGAAATTTTATGTTCAAAATGTCTGAAATCCAAATAGATCTTACGGAAAAAGGGACAAGGTATAGATGTGCTGGCAACCCTCTTCCTGGTATGGCGTTAGGTCAGCCAGATGTATTACCAGAACCTGTAAGTTTACAAGGGCAAACTGTACAAGAAGCGTTAGAAAACTTTTTTAAGAATGTAAATGAACAAAAAATTGCCGCCGACAAAACCGGCAAAGCAGGTGCTGACGCAGGAAATCATGATATCTATGAAATTAAATTTCCCGATATTGTTAAAGGTAAAGAAACTGGTTCAACAAACAAAATCTCACAATCTAAAATTGCAACTCCTCTTAGAGAAAACCAACTTTATGCGTTTTTAGATCCCGCCACATCTACAAAATCAAATGCAATGCAAACAGGAAATAGTGCAGCATCATCAATACCTGCTGACTATGTACTAAAAGATACGCAGATACAATTTGCAGACGGGCGACGGATTAGCGAAGCTATTTCCGCTGTGGTTAGAGATAGTAATTATACTAGAGATATATTGAGAGATGTCCCGGGTCACACTGACGATGCTGGTCTCATTAATTACTTTACGATTATAACAGAAACTTATCCTCTTAAAAAATTTGATGCAGTATCTCGGAGACCTTATAAGAAATATGTTTTTAAGGTTGTACCATATAAAGTTCATCGTACTTCAATTCCGGGATATGAAGCAATTCCGTACAAAGCTGAAACACTAAATCAAATAATCTGGAGAAAATATAACTATCTATATACCGGAGATAATATAGATGTACTTAGTTTTAAGTTAAATTTTAATTTTGCATTTCAGTCCGAAATACCTCGGGGTAATGCTAATAATGATACCCCAGGTGCTACTAGAGGAGCAGCGCCTGATTCGACAGTTGATGTTAAACGTAAAGGTGTTAATGTAGAAAATCTTAAAACAGATCAAAATTCAGGAGGAACAGTTGCAACAACACCTACTGCTTACAGCATGAGTCGAGTAACTGACGGAACAGCCGGTCAAGTATCAGACGATCCTTATTGGACACTTGCTAGAAATATGCATGATTCAATTGTTAACTCTACCGGAGGATCTCTACTTATAGGCGAATTAGAAATTTTAGGAGATCCGTTTTTTCTTGTTACAGGTGCATTTAGTAATAGTATTCCTTTAGAAGAAAGTCCCGGTATTACTATTAATGGAGAGGCTTCCTACATTACCGGCCTTATAGTAATTGGTCTTGAATTTAGAAATCCTCAGGATATTGGGACATTTAATGAAGGAGGATTATTAAAATTTCAAGATACTGAACGTGTTCCTTTCGGCGGCATATATAAAGTTTCTTCAGTAACTAGTACTTTCAAAGAAGGACAGTTCAGACAAATACTAAAAATTGAAAGGTTGCCGGGTCAATTGCCGAACAATACTAAAACTGCTCCTGGAGATATCGCCGATGCTTCAGTTACAGAACCAAATAAAATAGATAAACCAGTCGCAGATAGTACACAGGCAACAGGCAGTGCAGCATTGGATGGTACACAGTCTGGCTCGGGTTCTGCAACTACAATTCCGCCCGGACAGCCAGAAACAATTGCACCACCTGCTGAAATATCTGCTAAAGATATTGCAAATGCTGTCAGCTCGGCAGCTAACAAAATAATAAGTCCGTTGAGCTTACTTGTTAATAGCATTACTAGCTCGGTAACGAATAAATTTGGAAAATAATAATGGGAAGTTTTGATCAAAGACGAACAGGGACCTTACCATCTCCAGGGCCATTCCTTGCGGAAATTACTAGTCTACTAGATCCTACATATATGGGAGGAGTTGAAGTTGTACTTAAAAAAGGACTAACCGGGTCTATTACAAAGCAAAGCAATACTTATATTGTAAAATACATGACCCCGTTTTACGGTGCTACTTCTATTAGATATGAAGGTAATAACAGCGGAGACTTTAATGATGTACAAAAGTCATACGGAATGTGGATGGTTCCGCCAGATGTCGGTACAACTGTACTCGTTATTTTCATTGACGGGGATCCAAATCAAGGATATTGGATAGGATGTGTTCCCGACGAGTTTCAAAATCATATGGTCCCGGGCATTGCTGCAACAGAAAATGTAATGGCAACTCCTGGCCAAAGAATAAAATATGAAACTTCCTCGCTGCCTACAGCAGAATTTCATAAAAGTAGTCAAAAACTCAGTAATCCTAATGTTAACAAGTTTCCAAAACCTATACATCCCTTCGCTGATAGATTATTAGCGCAAGGGCTATTACGAGATAATGTTAGAGGCATCACGTCTAGTTCCGCTAGACGTGAGCACCCTTCTCACGTATTCGGCATTAGCACTCCTGGACCACTAGATCTTAACGGTAAAAAAGGAAAAGTAGGCTATGAGGGAAATACACAAGCACCAATAAGTCGTCTAGGTGGCAGTACATTTGTCATGGATGACGGAGATTCTAAGGGATTAAACGAGCTTGTAAGAATTAGAACACGCACAGGTCATCAAATTCTAATGCACAACAGTAGCGACTTGATCTATATTGCTAATAGTAAAGGAACCGCATGGATTGAATTGACCAGCAATGGAAAAATTGATATCTACGCCGAAGACTCAGTTAGTATTCATACTGAAGCAGATTTTAATTTCCGTGCTGATAGAGATATTAATATTGAAGCAGGCAGAAATATTAATATGAATTCTGTTAGTAACTTAAACATAAATGCTAGAAAAGATTTTAATTTAATAGTTAATAAAGAAGGCAAGATTTTAATCAACGGAACATTTGAACAGACAGTCAAACAGAATCTAAAAGTTTCAGTTACGGGAGGAATTTATCAATCTTCCAAAGGAAATCTAAACTTAACCTCTGACAGTTCAGTAAATGTGACATCCGCCGCTAACATGAACTTAAAATCATCCGGAACAATGAATCAAACATCCGGTGGAAACTTCAATGTCAACTCCGCCGCACAATATTTAGAAACTGCTAAAGTTATTCAGATGAACGGTGCTCCGGCTGCATTAGCAATTCCTGCTACGGCTGCAGAAATATCAGCAACACCTACATTACTACCGTTGTTTACTCTACCTAACAGAGATAAAGATGCAGGATGGTCGGGCCAAAACTTTTATGCTACTGATTCTATCAAGAGTATTATGCAACGTGTGCCTACACACGAACCATGGGCTCAGCATGAAAACTTAAATCCTAAATCATTTAGTCCAAAAGGCACTGATACAATTGATGGAACAGCCAACAAAAGAGCAGGTTAAAATTTACAATAAATATTAATATGGCCTATAAGAAACTTGAAATTAACAATAATACAGTGGAACAAAACCCACTAACTCAGTCTAGCCAATTTTATAAAGGGTTTAGCTCTGTGAATGAAACTACAGCAGAAACTCAACTCTACGATTTTGATTTAATAAAGCAGGACATCATTAATCATTTCAAGACAAAAAAAGGCGAGCGCCTAATGAATCCTACCTTTGGAAGCATTATCTGGGATTTGCTAATGGAACCGTTAACAAATGAAGTTAGAACTGCTCTCAAGGATGATGTTAATACTATTTGTACGTTCGACCCTAGAGTTACTCCTATACAAATGGATATAACAGAGTATGAAAATGGATTTCTTTTAGAACTGACATTGTTAATGAAAAAGACTAACCAATCTACAAATATGCGGTTAGCGTTTGACCAACGTATAGGCTTACAGGTACAATAAAATACCAAGTTTATACACACAATAAATACGGTACAGAACAATAAAATCATGATTCCATCAACAAATAACAAACTGCTGGTTTCTGAAGATTGGAAAAAAATCTATCAGAGCTACCGCAACGCAGATTTTCAAAGTTACGATTTTGAAACTCTCCGTCGCACAATGATTCAGTATCTTCAAGAAAATTTTCCTGAAGATTTCAACGATTTTATTGACAGTAGTGAATATATTGCTCTTATTGATCTTATTGCTTTTTTAGGTCAGAATTTAAGTTTCCGCATTGACTTAAATGCTCGTGAAAATTTCTTAGAAACAGCACAGCGCCGCGATAGTATTCTACGTTTAGCACAGTTAGTAAGTTATGTTCCTAAGCGTAATACTCCTGCAAACGGATTCTTAAAAGTAACAGCAGTTTCTACAACCGACAATGTTATTGACGGTAACGGAATCAATCTAGCAAATACAACAGTTGGCTGGAATGATCCTACTAACTCTAATTGGTATTCTCAATTCCTTGCTATCATGAATTCTTCAATGGCAGGTAGTTTTTCTTTTGGCAAGCCTTACGATAGACAAACGATCAATGGCATCTTAACAGAACAGTACAGGATTAACAGTGCTAACACTGATGTCCCAGTTTATGGATTTACTAAAAATATCGGTGGCACATCGATGGCATTTGAAATTGTTTCTTCCGGGTTCTCCGGTAAAACATCAATTTACGAAGAAGCACCGCGTCCAGCTAATCCGCTTGGCCTAATATATAAAAATGATAATCAAGGAAACGGTAGTAACAACACAGGATTCTTTGCACACTTCCGTCAGGGTAGTTTAAGTGTTGCAAATTTTGCAGTCGATAATCCAGTGCCTAATGAAATTGTAGGAGTTAACACTACAAATATTAATAACACCGATGTATGGTTATGGCAACTAGATTCTAATAATTCTTATTCAACTTTATGGACAAAAGTTTCCGATGTTATAGGCAACAATGTTATCTATAATAGTTTAAGTAATGATGTAAGAAATATTTACAGCGTAACTTCCCGTGATCAAGATCAAGTTGACTTAAATTTTGCAGACGGTAGCTTTGGTAATTTACCCAAAGGCAATTTTAGATTGTTCTATCGTCAAAGCAATGGATTAACATATTCTATCAAACCAGAACAGATGAGCGGGATTGTTATTGATGTTCCTTATTACAATAAAAATAATCAACAACATACATTAACATTAACTTTAACTTTAGAATATACTGTAAACAATAGTTCTGGTACAGAGTCTAATGCTAGTATTCAGAGCAAAGCGCCCCAGGCATACTATGTGCAAAATAGAATGGTCACTGCTGAGGACTATAACATTGCCCCGTTGACGCTGGGCAATGATATTCTTAAAGTTAAAAGTGTTAATAGAGTTTCTAGCGGATTAAGCAAGTATTTTGATCTAAGTGATGTTAGCGGCAAGTATAGTAAAACTAATATTTTTGCTACCGATGGTATTGTTTACAAAGATACTAAAGAAAATATTTTTGAATTTGAATTTACAACTAGAAACGAAGTTTTTGCAGTAATTAAGCAACAGTTAGCTACAGTAATTTCATCTACCTCAATGAGATCTTTTTACTTTGATCAATATAGTAGACCGTTGCTGTTAGAATCAACATGGTTAGTTCCTGTTCCTAAACAACCCAGAGGATATTTTAATAAAGATAACGGCCCAGTTCCAGTTGGCACATTTAATTCTGATAATTTTAAATATATCGAAGCTGGCGCACTAATTAAATTTGTTCCCCCTTCTGGAAAATTCTTTACAGCAAATGGAAACCTTACTAGTGCAGAATCTACAACCACTCGAAAATATATTTGGTCTAAAGTTGTCCAAGTAGTTGGCACAGGTGCAGGTACATTAGATGATGGCACCGGTCCAGTAATTTTAAGCGATGTAATTCCAGCTAATTCAATTCCGGTGGAAGTAATCCCTAAATTTGTTAATGTATTTTCTTATGCATTTGAAACAGAATTAGTTAATTTATGTTTAGGCCAAAGAAACTTTGGTCTTAGTTTTGACAATGAATCTAGATCATGGAACATTATTTCTGATACAAACCTTGATATATTATCTTCTTTTAGTCTAGCATCTCAGGGAGATAAAACTAATAATAGTAAAGACGCAAGCTGGATGATTGCATTTATTTGGAATAGCAAGAAATACACTGTAAGATATAGAAACACCGATTTTATATTTGAAAGTGAAAAAGAAACTGCGTTCTTTGTTGATGCTGATTCAATTAATTATGATTTTACTACTGACACAATTGTCAAAGACCAAGTTAATGTATTGTCTATCAATCAATCAAACACATCAACTTATGTTTCTTTGGGCAAAGATTACACATGGCAAATTGATAACGCAGTAATAGAACCAGATGGCTATATTGAACCTAAAAAAGTTAAGGTAAGTTTTTATGACTATAATAATTTAGGTCAGATTACTGATCCTGATACATTTAATAATATTGTTCAACCACTTACTACATCTACAAACGGATATAGAGATAAGTTTGTTTATTTTAAAAGGCTATCAGACGGTTTGAGATATGTTTTAGTTGACGGAATTGAAGCTTACCCAACACCAGATGCTGTAGGTAATAATCCGGACCCTAGTGTATTATATTATTTCTATGATCAAAACTACAATGTAGTAAACACTTATTCTACTACAACTAATGCATGGGTATATCAACCTGAATATTTTGCATACCCGGGGCGCAGTGGATTAAAATTCCACTATGTTCATAATAGCAGCGAAGATCGTAGGATTGATCCTAGTAAGAGTAATTTAATTGATGTTTACTTATTAACATCGGCATACGATGCAGAATATAGAAACTGGTTAACAACTGGCATTGGGTACGAACCCCTTGCTCCGACAAGTCAAAGCCTAGAAGAAAATTTCTCATCATCGTTGGAAACAATTAAAACTGTCAGTGATGAAATTATTTTTCAACCTGTAAAATATAAAGTATTGTTTAGTAGCAACGCAGATATTAATCTGCAAGCAACATTCAAGGCTGCAAAAAATTCTACAAGACCTGTTAGCGACAATGAATTAAAAACAAGAATCCTATCTGCAATCAACGATTTCTTTAGCTTATCAAATTGGGATTTTGGTCAAACATTTTACTTTAGCGAATTATCGACCTATGTAATGAATCTATTAACACCAGATATCACAAACTTTGTAATAGTACCTAAATCAAACAACAATTTTGGAAGTTTATATGAGGTTGCTTGTGCAAGTAACGAAATTTTCATTAGCGGTGCAACTGTATTTGATATAGAAATCATCGATGCAATTACATCATCACAATTAAAAACAACATCTATCGTAACTGGTACCGGAAGTTAACATGGCAAAACAAGTTATTAAATCGATCAATCTACTACCTGAGATTTTTAGAACAGGTAAGAATTCAAAATTTTTAGCAAGTACAATTGATCAATTAATCCAACCTCCGGATCTAGAACGAATTGATGGATATGTTGGATCTAAATTAACACCAACATATGTATCTACGACTGACAATTATATTCCTGAGTCTCTATCGTTACGCAGAAATTATCAATTAGAACCTGCGTTGGTTATTAAAGATAATGCTTCTAATGTAACAGATGTTATCGGGATTGATGACCTTGCCAACGAGATTTCTACCAAAGGCGGCAAAAGTGATAACTTTGATAGGTTGTTTAGATCCGAAGTATACTCTTATGATCCGCATATTGATTGGGACAAGTTAGTTAACTACCAAGAATATTATTGGATGGTTACTGGACCCGAGACTATTGTTATTACAGGCGAGCAACGCAATACCACTAGCACTTATACTGTGATAGACAATGGTACCGGATCTTCGTTTATTTTTAGTCCTGACGGGCTAACTGAAGATCCTGTAATTGAATTGTACAGAGGTAATACTTACCATTTTGAAGTTAAATCTTCATTTAAGTTTTTTGTTAAAACATCTCCCACCACAGGCAACGGTGATCAATATAACTATGGCATTACTAATAATGGAACATCTTCCGGTACCGTAACAATTGTTGTTGGTCAAAACACCCCTGACACATTATATTACACTAATGATAGTCAACAATTTATGCAAGGACAGTTTTCAATTAAATCTTTAGATCAAGATACTTCTATTGATATTGACTTAGCAATCGTAGGTAAGAAATTTTACACATCCGGACTAGGAGTTGAGCTAACTAACGGAATGAAAATAAGGTTTGGCGGAACTATTACTCCTGAATCTTATAGAGAAAAAGAATATTTTGTAGAGGGCGTTGGCAAAGCAATCCAATTAATTGATTATTCATTATTAACTGCTTCACAAAGTATTAAAAATGTTTATAATGATAACTTTGATACTACTGCGTTCGATGACTACCCGTTTGACAATTATAAAAGTTTACCCCTTGTACCAGAATATATCACTATCAATCGTGCCAGCCAGGATTTAAATCCTTGGTCTAAATATAATCGTTGGGTACACAGCAGTGCTATTAAAGCAAGTGCAGAAGCCAATAATCAAATCCCTGTATATCCTGCTAACCAGCGAGCAAAACGACCTATCATTGAATTTGTACCAAATTTAAAATTGTTTAATTTTGGTTCAACTGGAATTGATGATGTTGATTATATTGATACAGTTACAACTGATGCATTTAGTAAAGTAGAAGGTTCTGCCGGTTATTATGTTGACGGAATTTTATTAGAGCAAGGTAATACAGTTATTTTTAGTGCAGACACTGATTCAATTGTTCGTAATAAAGTTTTTCGAGTTAACTATGTTAAATTAAAAGGTAGTACTTATTTAGAACTACAAACAGTTTCGTCACCCGAAGCCGAAGCTAGTGTTAGTGTAAATTTTGGAAAAAAATATGCAGGTACTAACTGGTGGTTTGATGGATCTAATTGGAATTTTTCTCAACAGCACGATTCATTAAATCAAGCACCTTTGTTTGATCTGTTTGATAAATTGGGAAATCGATACAGCGACACTGTACATTACCTAAGTAGTTTTAGCGGTAATAAAATATTTGGTTATGAAATAGGTACAGGATCGAATGATACTGTTTTAGGGTTTCCATTAAAATATAAAAATAGTTCTGGAGTAGGTAGCTACTTGTTTAAGAATTATTTCATGACTGATACTATTTCCATATCAGAAAGCAATCAAGTTGTTACTAAAATTTCTACTGCCGATACTTACCTTAAGTTTATAAACGACGAGACTTATACAAATGTATGGGCATTAACAGCTGATTATCAGATACCTATTTTACAATTTCAAACAATTGAAAATCAATCTACTTCTACAATTGCAATAACAGCAGTTGATAATCCTGCTATTGTAGATTTGCAATTAGATGTATTTGTCAATAGCGTTAAAATAGATGCATACACAACTGCAATAACCGGACCTAATTATTTTGTTAAGTTTACAAATGTTTTAACTCCTGGGGACAACGTCTTATTCAAAATATACACAGATGTTCCGGTCAATAATAACGGCTATTATGAATTACCGTTGAGTTTGACTAATAATCCGTTAAACGGTCCAATTACTTCGTTAACACTAAGTGAATTAAGCGACCATTTGCATACTGCAATTCATAAATCTCCCGACTTTGTTGGAAATTTTCCAGGAGTAAGTAATTTAAGAGATATTTCTAATATTGTAGCGTATGGAGACAGATTAATTTCTAATGCTAGCCCACTGGCATTTGCTAGTTTCTTTATTGGAAAGAAAAATCACAGTGTTATCGATGCTACTGCTAAGGCCGCCGACCAATATAATCAATTTAAGATTTCTCTTCTAAAACAATTAGTTAAACTTGAAGATCAAACAGACCCGGTTGCCGCGCTTGACATTGCCTTAAAAGAAATTAATCTTGATAAAGATCTTTTATCTCCGTACTATCTCTCAGATATGATAGCCTACGGCACAGATAAAACTGTTAGAACATGGACGGTAACAGATGTACGAAATACAGTCTATCCTATTACATCTGATTTTAGACTCGATAAATTAAGTTTACGGTCTGTCTTAGTTTATCTAAATGGTGTACAACTTATTAATAGTGTTGATTACGAATTTGTAACTGACGATTCTACTATTCAAATGTTAACACCACTTGTAGTTGGTGATACAATTACTATTAATGATTATTATAGTACAGCAGGTTCTTTTGTACCATCAACTCCTACGAAGTTGGGATTATTTCCTAAATTTACTCCTAGAATATTTGAAGACACATCATACATTAGTGCTCCTGTAAATGTTATACAAGGACATGACGGTAGTATTATGTTGGCCTACAACGATTTTAGAGATAACGTTATTCTTGAATTTGAAAAGCGTATCTATAACAACATTAAAACTTTGTACAGAGAAGATTTAATAGATATAAATTCTGTTCTACCAGGTGCATTTAGATCAACCGACTACTCTGTTAATGAAATAAATGAAATACTTCAAAGCGACTTTATTAAGTGGGCAGGTTTTTACGGCATCGATTATTCTACAAATAATATCACCTTACCAGACGAGTCCCGTACATGGAATTTTCAAGGTGGGTACAGTGATGTAGTCGAAAAATCTGTTTCTGGATTCTGGAGAGCTGTGTTAAAATACTTCTATGACACTGACCGTCCGGACATATGTCCTTGGGAAATGTTAGGATTTAGTGAAAAGCCAACCTGGTGGGAAAGAGAATATGGTCCTGCTCCGTATACCTCTGGCAACGAAATGCTATGGGACGATTTAAAAACAGGTACAATCCGTCAAGGAACTCGAGCAGGAATACATTCAGTATATGCTCGACCTGGACTATATTCTATTTTACCAGTTGACAACTTTGGTAATCTAGTTGATACATCATCTTTGCTTTCTACAATTACAGAATACAATAAACGTCAAGATTGGAAATTTGGCGACCAAGGACCTGCTGAAACTTCTTGGAGAAGAAGCAGTTACTGGCCATTTGCGGTTCAACGGTTATTAGCATTAACCAAGCCTGCTGTATATGCATCATTGATGTATGATACAAGTCGAGTAACAAAGAATCTTGCAGGACAGTGGACTTATGGTACCGATGGTGAATTTTTAAACATTAAAAATATTTTTATTCATGATGATAATAAAACTTTAACCAGCGGCTATAGTGTATTTGTTTCTGAAACAGGACAGCAACGTTCTAAAGATTATATTAATGAATTAAAAACTGATTTAAGTAATATTGATTTTAATTTATTTTACAAAGTTGGTGGGTTTGTTAGCAAAGATAAATTGCAGATTCTTATTGATGCATACGACCCTACAACTACCGGACCTGGCGCATTACTTCCACAAGAAGATTATAACTTAATCTTGAATACCAGTAACCCGGTTAAGTCTATTGGAATTTCTGGTATTATTATTCAGACTACTGACGATAAATTTACTGTACAAGGGTATGATACTGAGAATCCGTATTTTACAATTTATGAACCTACTAGAAATTCCTCTACACCTACTATTACTGTAGGTGGAGTATCTGAATCCTATGTAACATGGACTGCAGGGACCACTAGCGGAAATACTGGATTGTCTGATGCAGATACTACAACAGCAGTAGCAGCATCGTCTGGTAAATTCTATCAAGCCGGGCAGTTAGTTGCGTACGGTAATGATTTTTACAGAGTTAAAATTAGTCACCAAAGTGGCTCTACATTTAATACTGCATATTTTCAAGCCATAACAACTGTACCTTTAACTGGCGGAGCAACAGTACAAACTGAAAATGGTTTTAATTTTACACCTAAACTTGTTCCTTATAAAACAGAATTTAACACTATTCAAGAAATCTACGATTTAATTATAGGTTATGGCAAGTGGTTAACAACTCAGGGATTTATATTTGACGAGTATAATGCTGATTTTAATTCTACCATTGATTGGTATTTTTCCGGGAAAGAGTTCTTATACTGGACTACTCAGAAATGGTCAGATCGTAGTATTATTACCCTAAGTCCGTTTGCAGGTAAAATCAAATATCAGCTAGCTGGAACAGTGGTAGATAATGTTTTTGATAGTTTCTATCAATACAGTTTATTAAATGCGTCTGGGTTATCTTTCCCACAAGGAAACATTTCTGTTAATCGAGATGACGGCGTCTGCTCAATCGAAACTGTTAATTCAACAGATGGAATTTATTTTGCAGTAATACACTCTGTACAAAAAGAACATGCAATGGTCTTTAACAGTACTACAATTTTCAATGATACTATCTATGATATTGAAACAGGGTATCGTCAGCGTAGAATAAAATTATCAGGATTCCGTACAGCAAATTGGAATGGAGATTATTTCAGTCCCGGTTTTATATACGACACTGCTCAGATTGCAGATTGGCAACAATATAAAGATTACAAATCTGGCGACCTAGTTAGATTTGCAAGTTTTTATTATTCTGCAAATAACAATGTTTCGGGTACCACCTCATTCGATTTTACTCAATGGACTAAGTTGGGTGAAAAACCAGTTGCTGGTCTATTACCTAATTTTGATTATAAGATTAATCAGTTTGAAGATTTCTATAGTTTAGATATTGATAATTTTGATTCTGCACAGCAGAAGATGGCACAACACCTAACTGGTTATACGCCCCGTGTTTACTTAAACAATATATTCACAAATCCTATTTCACAATATAAATTCTATCAAGGATTTATCAAAGAAAAAGGTACCCGTAATGCTATCAACAAATTATCCAAAGCAACAGTACAAAATTTCCAAGGCGAAATTGATTTCAAAGAAGAATGGGCGTTCCGCATAGGCCATTACGGTGCATTTGAGACATATAACGAAATTGAAATTCCGTTAAATGAAGGCGGGTTTATAGAAAATCCTCAGGTAGTTAACTTTGTTAATTCAGTACCTACATCACCTAACGATTTAATTTATTATAGTGCTAGTGCTGATAGAGTAATCACTCCTGTAGATTACACAGCAAAGGATACCTTTCCAATTGACACAGATGATGATTTTGAATATCAGTTATCTACTGCGGGATATGTTAGACTTGACGATGTAACAGCTACATCCTATGATGATGCAACACTTCTTGAAATTACCAACAATGGCAGCATACAAGAAGGCGATGTTATTTGGATAGGATTTAAGAAGAATGGAGATTGGGGAGTATCTCGATATACCAGATCCGACGCAGGAGTTGTGGGTGTAACACTAGATACTAATACATCAGAGCTTACCTTTATAACTGATAATCTTCACATGTTATCAGAAGGTGACATAGTTTCAGTTTCGCAATTTGGCAACACAGTTAACGGAATTTATACTGTTAAATCTGTGGTTGGAACTAACACTTTTATAGTAGATACTACCTTAACATTCATTGACAGCACTTTACTATCTGCAAAAGGTGCTTTATATTCTTTTGTATCTGCAAGATTTGACACATTTGATAATTTACCGTTAGACAATGATTTATTATCTTTACCTGATGGTACAAAATTCTGGGTAGATCGTGAAGAACTTGTTGCCGGAGAAAAAACTAATAAATGGAAAGTTTATCAAAAGGTAAACAACTTTACTGCAATCTCTAATACTGGTGCATATAGTAATGAACAAATTGGATACAGTATCAATAAGAAAAATGGCAACGATATGTTTGTCGTGGGATCTCCGGCATTTAACACTGGTACAGGTGTTTCGAGAATCTCTGGAAAAGTTGCACTATACGAAAAGATAGGAGATACCCACGCCGAAAGAGCTGAGTTTTTCTTAAATGATTTACCTGTTACATACTATAATGTTTCATCGGCACCAGTTTCAGAATTTGGCCGCTGTGTTGTCTATGACGACATTGAAACTACTAATTGGCATCAATATTGGAAACCTTCTGTAACATATACTGCTGGCATTATTGTTCGATATGGTCGTTATTCTTACAGATGTATAACATCTCATACGTCAACGATTGATATAGATTTAACAAAATGGTATAAACTTAATTTTGGATTAATATTCTCTGGAGCACCTGGAGTTAGTTATGCTGGCACATCTACATATACAACCTATGTTCAACAAGGGTTAGTAAAAATTAGTAGTATTAATTCTTCTTTGTTAGAAGAAGTTACAGAAAAGGTATTGTCTAATCCGGTAACAGCAGCCAGTTATCAACGATTTGGTTCTTCTATATTTGTACAACGTAGTACAGGTACTAAGGCAATGATAATTAGTGCTCCTGGTACAGCAAGTACAGGAACTGGCGCAGTGTATGCTTATAGTATTACTGCAAATACAAGTACAGTGGGCGTAACATACAGCAAGGTATTAACTCCGCCAGTGACATTAAATGTAGGTAGTCAGTGGGGTCATGCTATCAGCGGATCAGATGATGCAAGTATTATTGCAGTTGGTGCGCCTGGGTACTCAACTAGTACAGGTGTTGTTGCTATATTCACAGGTACATCAGTATCCACACATTATCAAGCTATCACTTCACCGTTTGGTAAGTTAGCAAGATTTGGAGAAACAGTGTTTGTTTCTGCCGATGGTACAGAATTGTTTGTATCTGCTCCTAATGTTAGAAACAGTGACCGATCTTTCGGAGCAGTTGTTGTCTATTCAAGAACAACTGGAACATTTAATACATCAACATATCAAATTATAGCTAACCCTGCAAAAGGTGCAGGCATGCACTTTGGTAAAGCAATTGATATTACCGCTGACGGCGGAATATTAGTAGTGTCTGCATTAGGAAACAGTAAAAATGTACATACTACCTTTGATACCAGCACAACATTTGATGCTGGCTCAACAAGCTTCTTTGGAAACTTTAAAGACTCTGGTACTGTATATGTATTTGAGCGTGAACGAAAGTCTAGTAGATATGTACTAGCAGACGATCTAGAATCTACAGTAACCGTTGCCGGCTCGTGGTACGGCAATAGTGTAGCAGTTGATGACACTGCTATTTTGGTAGGTGCTCCTGCTATTACTGGTTTAACAACTTCGACAATGTATCAGTTTAATAAAATTGATAGTACTATTACAGGATTTGAAGTAGTTAGTGAAAAAGACGATCCAATAATGATCGATGCTATACAAAAAGTAACACTAATTAATGCGTTTACCGAAGAAGTTGTAGATTATCTTGATGTAGTTGATCCTCTAAAAGGAAAAATTGTAGGTATTGCAGATCAAGAATTAAAATATAAATCTGCGTTTGACCCAGCAGTTTATTCTGTAGGTACAACATCTACTGTTACTGATCCGGAGTCTTGTTGGGTAGATAATCATGTAGGTGAATTGTGGTGGGATTTAAGTACCTCAAAATATATGTGGTATGAACAAAGTGATTTAACATATAGAAAAAATAACTGGGGTAAACTATTTCCCGGAGCAACTATAGATGTTTATGAATGGGTAGTTTCTATCTATCTGCCAAGTGAGTGGAACACAAAATCTAATTCTGCAGCCGGCCTAGCTGAAGGTGTAAGCGGTCAACCTAAATTTATTGACGATAGTACTGTATCTGTTAAACAAGTGTACGATCGAATGACTAATTCTTTTAGTAATTATTATTACTATTGGGTTAAAAATAAAATCACAGTACCTAATGCTAAGAATAGACGAGTAAGTGCTTATCAAGTTTCTTCGATGATTGCTGATCCTACCGCTTACGGAATTAAATTTGCCGCAATTATTGATAGTGATGCAATTGCATTGGCTAATGTAGGACCTTTATTAGTTGACAATAGAATCCATTTAAATGTTTCCTTAGATTCAACAAATAAAAATGAAGCACTAAAGCATACAGAGTGGTTGCTATTACAAGAAGGGTCTGCTACAAGCACTCCAAACACACTACTTGAGAAAAAACTTCTTGATAGTTTATTAGGACATGATAGTTTAGGTAATCCTGTACCTAATCCGACATTGTCTGCAAGAACAAGATATGGTATAGGAATTCGACCACAACAAACTTTATTCAAAGATAGACTAGAAGCACTACGCAATCTTGTAGAATTTACAAATTCTGTGTTAATTAAAAATCTAATTACAGACAATTATAGTTTTTCTAATCTAAACAAACAAGATAACATTCCTGACGAATATAGTCATCAGTACGATCAAGTTGTTGAAGATAACGAAGGTTTATTAATTATAGATACTAGATTATTTTCTAGACCAGTATTAACATGTACAGTTGCTAACGGAAAAATTCGTAGTGTTCAAATTGTAAATCCGGGATTTGGTTATAAGATTTCTCCTACAGTTTCTATTATCAGTGATGTTAAATCTGATGCATTAATTACAACTGAAATTGATGACCTAGGTAGAGTTACTTCGGTAAAAATTGATAATCCGGGTAACGGATTTACATCTGCGCCGACACTGGAAGTTCGCCAGTACACTGTAATTGTTCAGGCTGATACACAATTTAACGGAAAATGGTCTAAGTTTGTTTACAACTTAGATACACACGCATGGACTCGCATTGGTACACAAACTTATAATACACCGTTATACTGGAATTATATAGATTGGTCTAGCACTGAGTATAATCCTTACCTAGATTATACAGCAACAGTTGATGATGTTTATGAAGTTAATAAATTAGATTTAACAACAGGACAATATGTTAAAGTTAAAAACGGAGGATCTGGATCGTATATTATTCTAGAAAAAGTCTCTGCAGATACAGTAGGAACATTTGATGCTGAATATAATATTGTTTACAGCGAAAACGGAACTATCCAAATAGCTAACAGTATCTGGGATACAAAAAATAGTACTCTTGGATTTGATCAAGTTGGAAGTTTTGATCAAACATTATACGATCAAACACCCGACATTGAATTACAATATATATTGGCAGCGTTAAAGAACGATATATTTGTCAACGAATTAAAAGTTAATTGGAATTTATTCTTCTTTAAGGCAGTTAAGTATGCACTAACAGAACAAAAATTATTAGACTGGGCTTTCAAAACATCATTTATTAATGTTGTTAATAATGCAGGTTTATTAGATCAACGACCTGTTTATAAATTATCAAATACTGATTATTATGAACAATATTTAGAAGAAGTAAAACCATACCATACTAACATCCGTACATTTACTTCTAAGAACAGTGTCACAGACCCTACACATACTTACACAACTGATTTTGATTTGCCATCTGTTTACAATAAAACAACCGGCTTGTTTGAATCAATTGAAATTGGCAGTGATAAATTATCACAATATCCTTGGAAGTCGTGGGCAGATAATAATACCTATGAAGTTGGGGCTATTAAAGTAGGTGTTAAGGGTAGCGGATATACTGTTCCTCCTACAATTGAAATTATAACTGCCCCCGGAGACACTGGATCTGGAGCAACGGCTAGGGCATTTATTAGTTCTGGACAGGTTACTGGAATCGAAGTTACAAATCCTGGATCAGGTTATATGAAATCTCCGACAGTCTCTATTGTTGGCGGAGGTGATACTCAATTAACTAAAGCGGTAGCGTATGCTCAGTTATCTAATGGTAAGATTAGAACAAATCAAATTTCTATGAAATTTGACAGAGTAAGTTCAGTTGATCAAATTGGCTCAAATACAGTAACAGATAAATTTATTTGCAACGGAGCAATAAGTGAATTTACATTAAATTGGTTAGCAAAAGCAAGCAAACTTGATATAACTATTACTCTTGATGGTAATATTGTTTTAAGTTCTGATTATACCCTTGAATATTTTACAGAAGACTATAATGGTTACAATAAAAAGTTTTCTAAGATTGTTTTCTTAAGTTATGTTCCTGCAAGTAATCAATTATTAGAAGTTACTTACTTAAAAAATACAGACTTATTCAATGCAACTGAAAGAATATTAAATTATTATACTGCAACTTCTGGAATGCCTGGGCTTGATCTAGGCCAACTAATGTTAGGTATTGATTATCCTAAGACTAAAATTGAAGGATTGTTGTTTGATAAAACTCAATCATGGGATTTAGTATTTCCTAACGGTGAAGGAACACCATTTGGGCAAAGTTCCTATGCTGACAGTATTAGTTATTATACTAAGACAACTTCAAGTTTTACATCTACTATTGTTAATGCAGGAACACAGACTAGTGTTGTATTAAGTACTACAACTGGCATTGCAGTAGGACAATTTGTTAATGTTATTAGTACCACTACAAATGCATTTACATCTTCAACTGTTAAAGTTAGTAGTGTTAACAAAGCTACTAGAACAATTGTTCTTAATACAACAACGGTGGCTACACTTAATACTGGATCTATATTTGAGTTCTGGACATACGATACAAACTCTAGTTTATTAGATAGTGCAATTGATGGTGGTAATCTATCATATTCAACTGCGTTAGGTATTAATCCTGCCGACATCAACATTGACGGAGATAGTTTCTTTTCTGCAAATACAAGTCATGCTCCGGAAGAGTTTGTTCCTGGACAAGCATCTGAAAGTATCGGTATTAATGTCTACACTAAAAATCCACAAGGTGCTCCGTTAGTATTTTCAGGATCAATTCCTATTCAATCTAATACAGTAACAACGTTTGCATTAGGTATGCGACCTATTAGCATTAATAATATTTCAGTTAGTTTTAATCATCAATTGTTATCATATGCTACTAATTTGCAGTTTTTAACAAATGTTGGTACACCCGAATATCAAATTAATTGGGAAACAAATGAAATTATTATTGGTCCACAAGGACCTTCAGGATATGTGGGATATACTATTACTAGTATAGGCGGTGGCCGCCCAGATATCGAAGCCGGTGTGATTGATACTGCGGTCAGCGTTGGTCAACCATATGTTGGGTTTGAAGATATTAATAGCCCTGCTATACAAGTAGTAAGTTTGTCTTCATACGATACTGTTAAGAGTGTATATGTAACATTAAATGGTATACCAATTGCTCAAGGACCTTCAAATACAACTTATTATGTTCTCACTTATGCTAATGAAAATGATAACAGAGCAGCAGTTAATGTTAGAAATCTTCCTAGCAATCAAATCAATACAGTTCAAGCATGGTTTTTTGGAACGCAATACGATTATTATAACGAAATTAGAGAACAGATAATTCCAATTTCGACAACTACCTACGAGTACACGTTACTATACCCTCCGGGCCCAACCGAACCCGCTGCCGCTTCTGCAATTATTGAACATCATTTTGCTACTGGTTTAACAAAACGGTTAATACCACCTCACATTAATTATTATCAAATAACTACATCAACTGAAACAACTTTTGTTATTGATAATAATGGAGTGTTTAACGCCTTAGATGGTACAGTAAGAGTTTACATTAATGGCAGACTGTTAGTAGGCGGTTTTGATTTTACTGTTGTATTAAAAGTTGTTACAATTATTGCCCCATTAACTGCCGGTGACTTAGTTGCAATACTCAATACGCCTTTACCTGGTCCTAATTTGGATTATGATTATGACATTGACGGTACTACTCTTTATTTTAACCCAAATAGAAGCCCGACAAGTTTCTCAACAACTGCAACTAATGGCTATCTTCGAGTTCTTACTTACAAAGATCACGACGAAATGCTAATGAGAACAGAACGATTTGATGGTAATCCTAATAGAAGATTTAAGATTTCTCGTCCAATAGAAGATAGCAAATATGTATGGGTTGATATCAACGGAGTACCATTAACTAGCGGTCTTGATTTTGAAATTCTTGATGATAAGGTAACTATTCAAATTAGTGATGATTATCGTCTTACACCTGGAGACAATATTGTTATTACTAGTATGGTACAACAACGTTTTGCTACAACAATTGTTGGATATAGAATCTTCAATGACATGTTTAATAGAACACATTTTAAACGTTTGTCAAAACAAAACACTTCATTCTTAATCCAGCCATTGAAATTTACAGATACTGAAATTCATGTAAACGATGCAACAGTATTTGCACCGCCGTTAGTTGCCATGAATATTCCCGGAGTTGTAATTATTGATGGAGAAAGAATTGAGTTCTTTACTGTCACTGATACTACATTAGGACAACTAAGAAGAAGTACATTAGGGACGGCACCTAGTTTCTATTCAGATGTTGGCACAAAAGTAATTGATCAAAGTCCTGCACAGACTATTCCTTTCAGTGAAACTATTAAAAATCAATATCACTATATTTCAACATCGACTAGCACAGTTGTTTTAAATACGTCTACTAGTTCGTATACATTTATTATTAATACAGCTTCGACCGCAACAATAATTCCTTTAAGTATTAATACATCTACTATAACTAGTAACGGTATTACTTTATCTACTGTAACTTCTGTAAATGCTGTTGATCAAATTCAAATATTCTACGGTGGACGACTGTTGAGAAAAGCAGGATATTATAAACACGACACTACAATGTCCTATGATAGTCCCGATACTAAAGGTATTGAAATTAACTTTACATCCACTGTAGCAGCGTTACCGTATGCATTTGTACCTGGAACTGCGTATGTTGTAACCGCAACAAATCAAGTCTGGGTTTATACTGATTCTCATGAATCAGATGCCGTTAAAGGATATGTTTATAGAGGAATGGATTATGTTCCTCCTGAATTTACTATTAACACCTCTACACAAGCAGTAACATTAAATATTGAAGGCGGTATAAGCAGCAATGTTAAATTACAAATTGTAAAGAAAGAATTTAATAAAGCAGAAGTTTGGAACGACGTTGATCCGTCAGACGCTAAAAGAACACTATCTATCATGGATAGTACCTCTACTCAAGCAACATTCCTACAATCTGAACCTGCAGAATTACCAGATAAGTACTATTTTGGAGGAGACATTACACTAGTTACTAGCGGCGGATCTCCACTAACTGATATTAATAACGAACCATTAGAAGGATTTTAACATGCCAAATATCACACAACTTCCTGTCATTGACACCGCAGGCGATCAAACTTACTTTTTAACAGTTGATAGTAAACTAGCAAGACGCATAAAAGCTAGTTCACTAATTGATCAACTATCTGCTTCTAGAGCAGTACCAGTCCCTTCAACTTCATTATCTGCCGGAACAGTTGGAGATATCGCATACGATGACAGATATGTTTATATATGTGTTGCTGAAAATACTTGGCGTAGATTGTCTGCAGGCACATTTTAATACAGTATAAATACCATATGGAACCGACCGAAACTATGAAAAGCCAACAACCTCAACAACAAAATACCCCAGAATCAAAGCCTAACGAGCTTGGATCCGTTAGAGTTCAGGGCCATATTAAAATCTTTGATCCCGAAACTAAAGAAGTGTTTATTGATAAGCGTAATGCTATCCATTATGAAAACTTCAGTATTGCAATGGCCCGTAGTTTAAGTAACCAAGGTTATGGTACTATCGGAGAAATGTGCTTTGGTAATGGCGGGACCCGAGTTGACCAAACTGGAATTATCACATATCTTACTCCGAACGTAGTAGGAACAAGTGCTAGTTTATATAATCAAACTTATTATAAAACAGTTGATGCTAGACAGTCGAGTGACTTAGATCCTGCTAGAAATTTCATGGAGACTCGACACGTTGCTGGAACTTCTTATTCAGATATCTTAGTTAGTTGCTTATTAGATTTTGGTGAGCCCAGCGGCCAAAGTGCATTTGATAATGCTACAAATTCAGACGGTGATTTTGTATTTGATGAATTGGGTCTTAGATCCTACAGTCCAGACGGAGCAGGTACAGGAGACTTATTAACACATGTTATCTTCCACCCTGTTCAAAAGTCGTTAAACAGAATGATTCAGATCGATTATACAGTGAGAGTTCAGAGCCTTACTAGTGGAGTTTAACAATGACATATACACTACGATACTCAGATCTTACTAAAGACAAAACTGTTACAGTCCCTAATATGCCCCCTGGCATTAATACTGTTGACACAAGTTTGAGTCTAGTTGGGAGAGGTTATCCTAATTATGGTGAAAAGATTGCTGAAAATTTTTTGCATTTATTAGAAAATTTTTCCGGACCTATCCCTCCCGAGAACCCAATTGAAGGACAACTGTGGTACGATACTAGCGATATATCTAGGAAAGTTCTGCGTGTTATGGACGGTACTGCTTCGGCTACTCGCTGGCCTAGTGCCGCTGGAATATACCAACAAAATAGCGATCCTAAAGATACTTCGACTGCGGGGTTAAAAGACGGAGATATTTGGGTAGACACTGCTGCTGTCCAACTTAGAATTTATAAAAATGGTGCTTGGACCACAGTTGGTCCTACTATTGCTTCTGGTTCTACAAAAACAGGAATGGAAGCAACTACCCGTGAAAGCAGTACAGGCACAACTTCAACTGTAATATTAAATTATGTAGACGGGGTAATTGTATCTGTTGTTTCAAATGATGAATTTATCCCGCAACCTTCTATCGAAGGTTTCAGTGTAATTCGTCCGGGCCTTAATATTAGACCTACTGAAGTTACTAAAAATTATAGAATTTGGGGAGATGCTGATAGAGCAGTAAACTTAAAGGTATCTGGCGTAAATTATTCAGGTGCTGAATTTTTAAGAAAAAATGATTATTCAAATCGTGGACAAGTTGTTAAAGGCCATATAGTATTCACACAAAGTAATGCAGCACTTAGAGATGCTAATTCCGTTAATAACGGTCTTGTTATTGACAGCGGAACAGGTAGTGAGTATGTTCAGTTTGCTAAAGAAAATGATAATGCAGTATTATACACTAGTGTTCTTGCTGGTAAACTTATTTTTAGAACAAATAATTTAGGAACGTCGTTTGATGCAATTTCTGTAGGAAGTTCATCAGTTGATATTATTACAACAACCACAGTTAGCAAAGATGTAACTATTGCTGGAACACTTTCAATTAGCAATACATCTACTACTTCGATACAAACCGCGGGCGGATTAAGCATTGCTAAAGATATTATTGCAGGTAGTTCTATTTCTGTGTCCAAAGTAATATCTGCTAATACAGTAACGGTAGGGACTGCATCTGGAAACGGCGTTGCAATTGCAGTCAACAATGCTGGTACATACGATATTGGAACAGCAAGTAATAAATTTAGAAGTATATATGCATCAAATGTTTATTCTACTGTTGCAATCTATACTACAGCAGTTAATGCAGTTTCAGTAAGTGCATCATCTATATCTGCTACTACTGCTACTGTAAATAATTCATTTGTTAATATTACTGGAGAAGTAAAATCTTTTGCAGGATCATCAATTCCATCTGGCTGGCTTACTTGTAATGGTGCAACTTTTTCAACATCTACTTATGCAGGGTTGTTTAGTGTAATAGGTTACACATATGGTGGTTCTGGAAGTAGTCCTAAAGTTCCAAATATGTCTACTTCGACATATATTACAACAGGAACAAGTACAGGAACATACCTAACATATATCATAAAGACATAACAAAATGGCATATACAATTTATAACACCGATGGAACAACTCTGCTATTATTAGCAGACAATACTGTAGATCAATCTGCTACTAGTTTAAATCTTGTTGGCAAGAATGTTAATGGGTATGGTCAGTATGTGAACAACAACTTTATAAAGTTGTTAGGTAGTTCTGCAAGTGCAGCAGGTAGTCCTCCTAGAAGTCCATTAACGGGTCAATTATGGTTTGACACTACTGCTCGTAGGTTAAAAGTATATGATGGATCTTTTAAGCCAGTAACTGGTGCAAGTGTTTCGGGAAGTGCTCCTGCAAATCCTGTGTCCGGCGACCTATGGTTTGACTCAATTAACTATCAATTAAACGCATACAACGGAGCAGTTTGGACTATTGTTGGACCTCCATTCCAGGCCCGTGTTGGAGAAAACGGATGGATTGTTCCTCCCGGTTCTTTCCTTGACACTTATCAAAATAGACAATTAGTTACTTTGATGAAGAACTACGGTAGGACACTGGGAATCATTTCTACTGCTTCTTTTACAACAACTGAGTTTACAACATCTACTACATTGTTGTCGACTAGTACAACTGATATAGTTAACGGATTAACAATATTTGGGTCTATACAAGCAACTGGCAATATGAAAGTGTATAATACACTTACTACTAAATTACTTCTTTCTACAAATATAATAAATTCTGGAACACTTACTACCATAGATCTTGATACAAGAACAATGTTAGCTAGCTCTACCGCAACATTTACAAAGACTACTAATAGTACTAGCACTACAACCGGGGCATTAATAATTTCTGGCGGTGTTGGTATTGGTAAAGATTTATATGTTGGTGGTAAGATTGTTGCACAAGAATTAGACATTCAATATACAACAGTAACCACAACTTTAATAATTACAGATGATGTAATTTCTACATACAATACAACTCCTGCATATTCAACAAATACCGGAGCATTGGTAATTGGTGGAGGTATAGGTGTAAATGGTGGTGTATTTGTTGGTGCCGCATTAACTGCAACAACAGTGGTTGCAACTCATTCAACAACTACTAATGCAGTAATATCTAAACTAACAGCAACAAATGTACTAGTTACAACTATTACTGCTACTAATTCATTGGTTACAAATTTCACTGCTACTAATTCAACTCTTACTAATGTTGTAATAGGTGCCGCACTGAATATGGGGACCAATAAAATTACCAATATGGCTGACCCTGTTGCTGATACAGATGCAGTAACCAGACAATTCTTATATGGTAGAAGCATTGTATTAAGTATGGATGTCTCAGACGGAATAAGCAATGCTAATATTATTACTTACCTTGCTCAGATTGCTCCTGTTGCTGAATATAAAAATGGTACAAATGCTAGAATTTTGTGCTCAACAATTACCCTTAGTTCTGGTACAGTATCTGTAAGTACAACAAACGGTACATTCTTGATAACAACTTCAACTTCCGGAACAGCATTAACTGGTGCAACTGCTAGTGCAACTGCACCTACTGTGAGTGTTTCAAGAGTTGTAAAGACATTTACAATATCCAGCGGAGCATGGACTTTTGTATCGTAAACTAGGAATAAAAAATGGCTTCATATGATTTGAATAAAAAAGACGGAACAGTATTAACAACATTGTCAGATGGGGCAATAGACACTACCCATGCAAGTCTAACGTTTGTTGGAAAGAATGTCGTTAATTATGGTCCTATACAAAACGAAAACTTTTTATACCTATTAGAAAATTTTGCAAATGGTGCTGCACCTTCGCTACCGGTAGCTGGACAATTATGGTATGATAGTGGTCCTGGCACATTAAAAATTTATGATGCTACTCGATGGAATCAATTACCTAAAGTTGTATATAACACGACAGCAACTAACCAAGCAAACGGTGACCTATGGTTCAATACAACCACTGGGCAACTATTTGTAAAAGCAGGATCTTCATATACATTAATTGGTCCCAAAACTTCGGCAACCACAGCAGGATCATTAGAAGCTTCTGTTAATATTAATAATGTTCCTTTTACTGGAACAGCTAGTATTACAGTTTCTTCAACTACAACCAATGTGTTATCTACTGGATCATATATTACTGGTAGTAACTTTAATGGATCTGCCGCTACTACTTGGTCAGTATACACAGGTCAAGCAGGCGCCGCAACCGGCAATGCAGTCGTTGCTAGAGATGTTTCAGGAGATATTTGGTATGCTGTTGGGCACGGAATTGCATCATCTGCTCGTTATGCTGACCTTGCAGAAAAATATTTGGCTGATAAAGAATATGAAGTTGGAACAGTTATGTCAGTTAATGATTCTGGCGAGTCTGAAATTAGAGCTTCAAACATTGGAGAGCGGGCAATAGGCGTAGTTTCTGCAAACCCAGCTTATCTAATGAATACTGATTTAGAAGGTGGTACAGCAGTTGCATTAAAAGGTCGTGTGCCTGTTAAAGTATTTGGTCCTGTTAAAAAAGGAGATCGATTAGAAGCATTTAGCGATGGGTTAGCTACAAAGGCTGCAGATAACTCTACTAATGTGTTTGCTGTTGCATTAGAAAGTAATATTGATACTAATCTAAAAATTAATTTAATCGAATCTGTTATACTGTAAATTGGAATAATTATGCCTTATATCTTAAACAAAACAAATGGAAATGTACTTGCAACAGTTAATGATGCTGCGGTAGATCTTACTACAAATTTAACATTTGTGGGTAGAAATTATTCCGGGTACGGAGAAATTGTCAACGAAAATTTTCTAAAACTTCTAGAAAATTTTTCAAGCATTACAGATAATGCTCCTAGTAAACCTATTCAAGGACAACTTTGGTTTGATAGTACCGCACAACAATTAAATATTTCTTATGATGGTAAATCTTGGAAAGGAATTGCTAACTTAAGAGCTCAATCAAACACACCTTCGGCTAACGCTTCTGCAAACGGGGACATCTGGTGGGATACATCTAATTCTCAACTAAAAGTATTTGACGGCACTGCCTATCAATTAATCGGTCCTCCGACATCTTCTTCTGCCAAAGCATTTTGGTCAGCTGTTGATGAACCTAAAACTACAACTCTTACCATTCCGATCCTTAAAGCAAAGATTGGCTCAGTACCAGTTGCTGTTATTTCTAATTACGGTGATACTGCTTTTACACCATTGGAGTCGTCCGATCTTTATAATACCTTTGGTACAATTAAAAAAGGTATAACATTACCCGGTGCTGATGCTGTAACAGGATCATCTACTTCTTCTGGTTATTACTTTTGGGGAACAGCAGCTGAGTCGTTAGTAACTTCTACAGCAAATAATTCTAATCGAGCAACTACTGCAACTAATGTTGTTACTACTTCTACTTTAATTAGTGGACAGACTAGATTTAATGTGCCGTTCCTCGGTACTGCAACTAACGAAAGTTCGGTAATGACTACCAATGCTTTCTACTTTACTCCTGCTACCAATGTACTAACTGTGACTGCTTCACAAGCTCGTTATGCTGATTTGGCGGAGCGTTATGAAGCTGATGCAGTATATGAGCCGGGCACTGTTGTAGTAATTGGCGGCGATAAAGAAGTTACTGTGACTGACAAATATGCAGATACAAGGGTAGCGGGCATAGTGTCTAAAAACCCTGCCTATATGATGAATTCCGAGGCTGGATCAGACGAAACTCACCCCTTTATTGCTTTAAAAGGCCGTGTTCCGTGCAAAGTTGTTGGGTCTATAAACAAGGGTGATCTGTTAGTAACAAGTACCTTTCCGGGGTATGCCGCAAGTTGGGCATCTCATGCTGAAGAAGGTTCTGTAATAGGAAAAGCCCTAGGAACTCAATCCGAGGGCTTTGGTGTTATTGAAGTATTGGTAGTCTAAACAGCCATTGGAGCCTTAATGGCTTCGTGACTTTGATAATCTACTAGATTAATATCAGACATATCAAACTCAGTAATAACCTCTATTTCTTTATTCAACTCTAAAGTTGGTAAAGGTAGGGGTTTTCTTTTGAGTTGTTCTTTTACTTGGTCGATGTGATTATTATAGATATGTGCATCGCCTATGGTAATAATTAAATCACCTACTTCTAAATTGCACACTTGTGCGAGCATGTGCGTGAATAATGCGTATGAAGCAATGTTAAATGGCACTCCGAGAAACATATCTGCTGAACGTTGATACATCTGGCAACTTAGTTTACCGTTGTTAACATAGAACTGCGACATCATATGGCATGGGGGCAATGCCATTAAGTCAAGTTCGCCCGGGTTCCATGCTGTAATGATATGCCTCCGGCTGTAAGGATCATCTTTAATTCCGTTAATCAATTCAATTAATTGATCATGATTTTGTAAGATGACTTTATTAACACGGACCAAAGGCTTACGCCACCTACGCCATTGTACTCCGTATACTCTTCCAAGGTCGCTAGGATGTCTCTGTAATCGCTTCTCTACCCAATAAGGTGCTTGAGCATTATCTGTCCATATAGTTTTTTTATCAGTGTATCTTTCTCCGTGGAGGATTTCACGCAACCGACCTTCATCACCACTACCTTCGATAAACCAAATTAGCTCACTTACAACAGCTTTCCATGCCAGCTTTTTTGTAGTAATAGCAGGGAAGCCCTCGGTAAGATCAAATCTCATCTGTAATCCAAAAATACTTTTTGTACCAGTACCAGTCCGATCAGGACGGTCATCGCCGTTTTCTAAAATATTTTTTAATGCGTCTAGATAAACTTTTTCTGGATGTGTCATAGGTTGTACTCTTTTATAGTATATTTTATTGGTTCATTAAATGTAACATGTTCTTTAACTTTTGTAAAGTATTTTTGAACATAAGTCAAATTAAAATATTTGTCGCATTGGTATTCTGCATCAATTTCTGTTACATAGAATCTATCAATAATGTCAAGATACTGTTCATAAATGGCACCTCCGCCTATGATGAATATGTCTTTGTCGGGATATTCTACAGAACAATAATCTAATGCACTTCCGCAATCGTCGAAGGTGTGATCGCCTAATACTTGCTTTCGGCTTATTACTACATTGATACGATTAGGTAAAGGCTTGCCTATACTTTTGTAAGTAGTGGATCCCATAATAACAACCTGTCCAGTTGTCATTCTTTTAAACCATTGCATGTCGTCCTTAAGGTGCGGCCAGGGCATTTGCCCTTCAAATCCAATACCTTGGTTCTTATCTACTGCTACTAAACAGCTAATCATTTACCTGACCATACATCTCTTTTTGAATAAGGATTGCCCTTTTCAAATACAGCAATACTATCGTAAAAACTAATTCCAAAAGTACTATCTAACAATGGATTTCTTTCTAACTCGCCCTTAGTATGTTGTAGATTAAGTTGATCTATGTAAGTCTTACTCTTATTAAGAAATGTATGTGGATTAGTTAATCCACCTTGCCATTCCGGCCAATATGCAGTATGCAGGTCTTCAACCATGTAAACTGCATTCTTATCCATTTTAGGATAAAGGAATTCAAAAGTAGCATTAACATGATGTTGTTGGTGGCTACCATCGTCTAACACAATATCTGGTACACCAAACTCGTCTATAATAGATTGTAGGAATTGAGGATCTGATTGATCACCAATACGAACAGACACATTATTTTGTTCGTGTTGCTTACAAGTTGGATCAATGTCGATGCCTATAATCTTTGTCATAGGTCCAAAGTACTTACTCCACATTTTTGAAGAGCCTCCCCACGCAACACCAATTTCTAAAAATGTTAAACTACGATTTCTATGTTGAGCAAAGTGTCTCTCGTAGATTGGAAAGTAGTGCGCCCATTTGTAAATAGGCGGATCAGATTGAGCAAGGAACGTTTCCCATAAACTCATTAGTCGGCTTCTACAGAAACTTTCTTTTTGCTCTTTGGAGGATCAATAGCATCTGCTTGTTTACGCAAAACTTGAGCCTGTTTGAACAATGCATCTGCTTTACTACGCAGTTCTGCTGGAGTCATGTCCTCTGTAGATTCTACTGCCACCACCTCTGTAGATTCTTTCTTTGCAACCTTAGTTTTAGGATTAGGTTTTGAACCATCAGTAATAGCTAGCTCGTCGACAGTTATACCTTTTTGTTCTGCAATCAATTGATTAAGTTCATCTAAAGGTACACTTGATTGATTAGTTGGTGTTACTATCACTCCATTTGTGGGAACTTTCTTAAGATGACCACGAGTATGCAACCATTCTAACATATTGCTTCCGTCGGGGAATCGACGAACTGCAAGTATATCTGCTAGTTCATTTGCCTGTTGAGCATTTTCATCTTGCAATAAACTCATTAATGCATCATGATAAGTATCACCTAGGTTGCTTGTACCAATAACCAATGCGCTTAATGCATCACCTGGTATAGTACGATAAGCAATGGCAATCTTTGCTCCGTTGTTTTTCATTTTTCCCACATGTTTCATGTGATTCTCCTTTTAGGCCTGTGTTACAGGTTGTTCTGGTGTAGCGGCAGGTGTCGGCGTTACTGCAACTAAAAATGCACTAAGTCGATCATACACACTGCCTACTGCTGAAATCTCACCAGCGCCAAACGCACCGCGCTTAACTGCTACATCGATAATAGCTTTTAAATTTTGAAGATCAGCAATGCTCAACTCTGGCTGAGCGGCCGGCGCTTGAGGAGCCTCGCCTCCTACACCTTCTGTTCCTGCTACTTGTGCTTGTTCTTGATTTTCCATGTTAAAATTCATCCTTTTATTTTTTATGTAAGTAAGGGCAACCTAAAGATAGCATAGTTAATTCTCTAGGATCTTCTATGCCAATTTCAATAACTTCGATCATCTTTTTATGTTGATCTAATGTTAACCTCTTTTTAATTGCGTACCTGCTATTTAAGTTGTAGCTAATCCAGTGATCTAAAAGTTTGGCGTCTATTAAACGGTCTACTGATAGTTTACTAAAGTGTTCTGGAATAAAGGAAAGTTTCCTTAGTCCCAAAACACCTAACGGGTTTATTTCCCCTCTGCTTAATGACATTAACTACCTACTTATTTATAGTATGCAGTTTGCCCGAAGGGAGAAATGATACTGTCATTTCCATGAATAATAAACAGGCTTTCACAATAATCTTCATCGCCCCAACTACCGCAAGGATAACCGTCTGTAAACATAATAAATCGTTTTGGCTCAATGCCCTCGTCTTTCATAAACTGGTAATTTACATCAAAGTCAGTACCGCCACCACCTTTTGGTTCGTAGCCCATAATCTCGTCGGCAGTATCGCCTGTGAAACGAGCATAGTTATACACTTGAGTATCAAAACACCACAAGTCTAGTTTGAAGTCCACATACTCATCCATAATGCCCTTGACTTCGCTTAGGAAGTCTTTAGCCATTGCGTCACTAATAGAGCCAGACATATCAATAGCTACACTCACATCAATAGTTTCCTCGTTCATCATGCCCGGAAGCACAGCACCACAATGTTGGCTCTTACGATTAGGGCGTTGGAAACTAAAATTGCTCTTGATAATACTTTGGATGTTCATACGCAACAGTTGGCGCCAGTCCATTTTAGGTTCTGTGAAGTCTTGAATAAGACGACGAACACCTGCAGGAACTCTGCCGGCACCTGCTGCCTGAGCAGCCGCTACCATTGCTTCTTTAATTTCGTCTTTGATTGCTTTCTTTTCTTCTGCAGTCAACCGTGGACGACCTTTGCCTTCTTTGTCCCCACCGTCACCTTCACTATCTCCGTCACCTTCCCCGTCCAAATGTTCGTCTAACAACTCGCCCAATGAACCGATATCAATTTTATCAGCTTTTTCGTACAAGTCATCGTAGATTTGTTCGTAGCTCAAGCCGCGATATTTGTTATCTCGATAGATCTTAATCCAGCTAGGAACTTCGCCGATCTTTTCATCTTTAAGAATTTGATTAACAGCATAGTCAGCGGCAATGTTTGACAATGTAGGATCTCGATGATCGCGGCGACCAATGTGATCAAATACATTGTGTAATACTTCGTGAGCAAAACCAAACTCTGCTTCTTTAGGTTTGAGTTTATTTACAAAGTCGTTATTGTAATAGAAGTTACGACCATCTGTGGCTAGTGTAGCACACCACTCACTGGCATCGATTAGTTTAAGGCGTGTAGCAAGATTGCCAAAGAATGGATGACGCAACAGCAATCCAATACGAGCTGTAACTAATTTCTCTACAATTTTAGATTTTTCTGCCGCAGTATATTCTTTAGTAGCAACAGGTTTTTTAATTTTTTCAGTTTTCATTACAGAAGTCATAACGGTCCTTGTTAGTGTCTAAGTATATATTATACATTAAATTTATCAAAAGAGCAAGCAAAAAAGGCCCTTGCGGGCCAATTTTACTCCATTGCTTGGATAATGTATTTGCCAAACTTGTCGTGGAAACGATCAAAGTTCTTCAATTTAGAAGCATCAAACGGCAGTTGATAATTTGTGAGAGCCACTTTGGCGCCCATAACAACCAGCTCTGTGGGGAAATTATCCATCATAAATCCAAAGAAGTTGTCTGCCATAGCATCCCAATCCTTGGCTTTTTTCTGATCGGCGCTCTGGAGTTCGTAGCACAACGACACTGTCAATGAATACATTGCAGAGATTTCTTTAATGTTGCACTTTTGAACCTTGCCGGACAAGATGTCCTCGGGCTTAGGCATCTGTTTTGCCACTTTGCGGTGTGCCATAAACTTAACAGCCAACCCTTCACCAATTGCACCCGCCACCAAATCAGTCAATGTACCTTCGTCCAAGTCGTCGTCTGTTAACAGTTCGCTAACAAACATCCATGAACGAGGAGTAGCGAACGCCTTTGAGCTAGACTTTGGATCAAAGTCGTACAAGTCTTGTTTGGCAAAGCCAATATAACCTACAACCTGTTCGTGAACACGGTTGTTAGTAGCCCACTGCAACCAATCTTCGTAGTCGGATTTTAGTTCAATGTGAACAAAACGGTTAGCCAACGGAGCAGGCATACGATAAGTTACGCCTTTGTCACCTTCACGGTTACCAGCGGCAACAATGCTAACACCGTCCGGCAACTTATATGTACCAACACGACGGTTCAACACCAATTGGAAAGCCGCCGCCTGTGTAGCAGGAGCCGCAGAGTTCAACTCGTCCAAGAACAGGATAGCAGTAGACTCTGGATCTGTGGGCAATTCTGCAGGAGGAGCCCATGTCATAGTGTTTTCTATGCTATTAAAATATGGAATACCTTTAATGTCAGTAGGTTCCCAAAGGCTCAAGCGAACATCAATAACTTCGCGGCCTTGCTCGTCGCCAATTTGTTTAACAATATCGGATTTACCAATACCGGGAGGACCCCACATGAATACTGGACGCTTAATTTTAACGCACTTGCGAATAGAGCGTTTTGCTTCGTTAGGAGTAACTGTACGATTAGATGAAATTTGTTCTGCCATTTTTAACTTTCAGTGTATAGTTGAGTTAATTTACTGACTGCCTTATGCTTCAGTATGTATTAATTATACACGGTTTCTGTCTTTGTGTCAAGCAGATTTTAAGTTTTTTGCTTTTGCAGAGGAAAATTTTGCAATGTTGCCGGAAAACAACACTAGCTGTACAGCCATTTTTTCAGAAAATACAAAGATTTCCTTGTTGGACACATACCAAGGGCAATCTATAAAGTTATCCAATTGGATTATTAGCTGATTTGTATATTCTACAGGATGATCAAACCGGACTCTGTGTGCTTTAACTTGGGTAGTGAGTCTGGCAAATCCTTCGTCAGTTAATCGTAGCCCACCCTTTTCTTTTTTGCGGGGATTCTGCCACCACTGGGCAACGAGCTTTCTAATGGATTTTTCGTCAGTTGGTAATCCAGAGTGTTCTGCTATGTATTTGGTAAGATCAATCTTTTGATTCATTGGTCAACTTATCCCCAGTTACCAATTTGAAAACAGCAAATTCTGTAGTGTTGAATTGCTTATTGAGCTTTTCGGCAAGGTTAATAGCATGTCCAGAATTTGAGAAACTAACTTTTTTGTATTTTGGGCCCAATTGCTGTGCCACAATGCTACTAGTTTTTAAGTTAATAGGCTTGTCCTGATAGAAAACAGCCCAGATAGCATCAGCTTCTAGAACTTGTTCTGTTTTGTAAGTCTTTTTGCTAGTAACTTCTAGCAAGACTTTGGGTTTTGGCCTACTCATATATACGTTTCTCCGAAAAGTGCGTATATATTTAGCAGGTTTTGTTAGAATTTTCCCCCGTTCATCCTAACTTCAATATTGCCTGTAGAGTCTGCAGATACGGATTGATCTATTTCTCCAGACAGTCTAGTCATTACAACAGCTAAACTATTTTGAAGATCTGTTGCTTCTTTAATAGTAAGTGTTAGATTCTTTTGATTTGACTTGATTGCAACTCTAGTCTTATCTAAAAAGTCTTCAATCGGTAATGTGTTTAACGGTTTCATTCTTTATTTACAGCCGATAAAGCTGATTTCATTTCAGTTTCTGTCTTAAACGGCCCGTGGAAGGGGTATCGTTCTAATGTAATCAACTTAGGACAGAAGCTTTTAACCCAGCCCTTTTTAAACTTAATAATATAATGCCCTGCACAGTACTGACTTTTACTTTTAGCACTCTTTGCATATAACGGAAGGCGCTTTTTTACACTATAAACGGATTCGTAGGGCTTGCTACTGCACGGAAAGTCATAAATGTAATAACCTTCTGTGTTATCCTTTTTAACTTTCTTAATACTTTCTTCAAAGATAGCAATGCCAAATTGTGCATTAACGTCTGCTAGATTATCAAAGTTAATTTGTCTACCATTCTTAAAGAATACATAACCTTTTTTAGCTTTGGCTACGCTACCTATCTTTGTTTTTTCGTCTCTAAGTAACCACTCTTTATTAGGGATTACTACTTTAGCTGTTGAGTTCATTGTACGTACCTCGCATTTAATGGTTCAGCATAGCTTTGTACTTGTTCACTGATCTTATTAAGATCGTACTCGGCACAGAGTTTAAGCAAACGGACTCCTACCTGTGGAATATTCTTATTAGCAGTTGTTGCAGTATTGATTGTTTCTTGTATCAATGATTTAATGTCATCTGGTTGTGCTGTAAGATCGCATAATAGTTTATTACGAGTATAATCATCCAAAACACGATGTTCAACACCCTCGTGGTCGGACCACTTTTGGAGCATCATATTGTTCCAATTGTACCCTTTGTTGTTTCTATCGGCAAAAGCATCACGGAGACCAACTTTATTCTTTGTCCCCTTCTCACGTACTCCCGGATAAGCAGAGAAGATGTTATCGGAGGTGTCGCCACGCATACACTTCTCAAAGAGTAACCATTCTGGGTCCGGTGCGGGTTTGACTTGTTTAGTCTTTTTATCAACGACATGCTTGCCCTTTTCATCAAAGTATCCCTCGTGTGTAGTTGTGATTGCCATAACTCCGTTATACTGCTTGACATTGGGTGCAATTAATTGTGCAAAATCTCCATCTGTGCTTACAATAACATGTGTATCTTCTGGATGACTTTGAATCCATCCTGCAATTAGGTCATCTGCCTCAAGGCGAGGATGTTGTAGAACAGTTGTATTTGTTTTCTCTGTAATAAAGCCTTTGAACTCGTCAAACGTTTCCCAGAATACCCGATCTTCTTCTGCTTCGCGTGGGCTCTGTGCCGCACGAGCTTCTGTACGTTGTCGTTTGTACGGAGCATATACATCTTTGCGCCAGCTACGCCCCTCTAAAAAGAAGATTACATGGTCACCTTTGAAGTCGCGCCATGCTTTACGCACACTACCTAATACTGTAGCTAGACTCATACCAATCTTATCTTCCAATGTACCACGAATGGCGTGACGAGCACGAAAGAAAGTATTTGCTGTATCTACAAGAATATATGTCTTTGACATTAAGAAACCTCAGTTCTGCCGTTGCCTAAATTGTTTACATTGATAAATCCGCTGCCTCTACGATCCATTTCGATTCCGTCGGCTGCCCCAACGTTGCGACATAGTTCGGAAAACCATTGATCTACAATTGCCTCATCCGATTCACCATTGTATCCGGATGCTCTTAATTGTAACACAAAGTATTCATTCCAGTCAAGCTCAAAAAATCCGTTGCGGATATTGTCTTTGTTTACATGAGTATCTAATACAGCTACCCAAGGCTCTTTATTAGCAGTTGCTTGTTCTTTGGGGGAAAGTCTTACAGGTTCTACTTTTTTAACAATTGGTTCTGGATCTTTAATGCCAAATAGTTTTTTAATAATTTGTTTCATTTTCAAGTACCCCACTCATTCTTAAACAACGGCACCTGCAATCGATCACTGTAGCGGAGACCGTGTTTCATGGCCGCTAGTGCCACTGTTTTATTATTTAAAGCGTAAACACTCTCAATACCGCCCACTGGCATCAAATATACAAGACCTGTAAATCCTTCAGCACGGAATTCTTCTGTGGCCTTTAGTGCATCTTCAATATCTTGTTCTGTTGCTACCACAAATTTCAAATACACATATCCGTAATCTTGATAGTCAACAACTACCTTAGGCTTAATTGCATCTTTCCACGGCTCGCCACTTGCCGGAAGTTTAGCACTAACGCTGAATGTAATTTCACGCATAAAATCTTTAGTGTGATGGTGTGCCCAGGTATGTAAGTATTGTTTAAACTCTTTTGTTAAACGCATTGTGCCGTTTGTTTCAAAAGTAATTTCTTTTAATCCTTGCATACAAGGTTGCTCTAGCAAGTTCGGATACGCCTTTTGCCAACCTAGCAACGGCTCGCCACCTGTAATAACTAGATGCTCATCACGCCATGCACCAAAGGGCAATGTTTCTACAATGCTCTTAGCAAGACCATCTACGTTAATCATAGGACTTAGGTCCTTAAATGCAGGATGCCAGCTTGCATAACTATCACAACCTGTACTAACTAACGGCAATGATTTGTATTCTGTAAATTCAACAGCACGTTCTGCAACCTTATCTGCTTCCGTGCTTAGTTCCCCACGGGGCATACCAAATCCTTGACAGGTAAAGTTACAACCAAATGTACGCAGAAACACAGAAGGGACACCCATAAAACGTCCTTCACCTTGGATGGAATAAAATAATTCTGATACTTTAATTTTGTTCATAAATGTTTGACCACTTTTTTAGTTTTTCAATTTTTGCTCTTTTAGCAATTTCTAAATGTTCTAATGATATTACACTCTTTTCTAGCATGATGTCAATCATTGCAAGCATATCTCCAAGTTCTTCTTCCAAATGTTCTCTATTTGTTTTTGGCTTACCTGGTTTAAGATTATCAATTCCGAATCTACTAATCTTACTAACTGCTTGGATAACTTCTGCACATTCTTCTTGCAGGATATCCATTACTTCTTTTAACTTATTATCCATTTGTTTTTCTATTTTCTAAATATTTGTCGTTGTGAATCCATTTGTTGTCGACAAGGAATCCCCATTCACGCCTTTGTGGACCAGGCATGAACATTGTCCAGCAGTCTGTTCCTTCTTTAAGCTCAACACGGTGATAGCTATTAGCAGGGCAAATACGGAAGTGCCCAGGACCA